TGCGGACCGTTTCCTCGCCGTACTGGTTAAACCCGGCGCGCGGCTCATACAGGGTGCGCACCTGTAAATCATCGCGACGCACAAACGGCCCGCCCTGCGCAGTGACGTAACCCGCCCAGTCCCCGGCATCGGCAGCCTCATGGACGGCGGCAAACTCAACGCTCAGACCGCGCGCGGCTTCGGGATCCGCCAGACGCCGCAGCTCGCGGTAGACCGTTACCGGCGCGCCGCCGATAAACTGAAACTGGCGAATGTGCCAGCGCCCTGCCCAGGCCGACACGGCGGATGCCGTCTCCTTCAGCAGCCCGCCGCTTTCGCTATCGGTCTCGCCAGCGAGCGCATAGCCGTCGATATTCTTTGAGATGTATTTGGCAATATAGCCGGTAGCGCTGCCTTTCTGCGGATCGATCGCTTCCGCGTGAAAGCGCGCCTGTCTGGCGCTTTCGCTCTGCAGCTCAACGGCATCCTCCTGCCGCGCGTAGTCCCCGATAATCTGGCGAACGCATTCGACATCTTCCGGCAGCATAAACATCAGCATATGCCAGTGGGGCGTACCGTCGTGATGGGGTTCCGCAACGCGGATACCGAAGATTCGGTGCCCGTCACGGTGGAGCTTTGCGCGGATACGCGCCCATAGACGGGTTAAGTAGCCTTGCGTATCCGCCGGACTGGCCCCGTTCCACTTCGCGTTGGGGTAACCTGATTTCAGCGTCGCGTGATACTGCGCGGGCGCGGTTAAAGTATAGAACTCACCCACATAGCCCAGCGCCTCACAGATATTTTCAAACCCGCGGATGCGGGTCATCAGTTCACAGCGGCGTATCGCCGGGTTGGCCACCGAGGTATCGTATTTTTCAATCAGGCTGATGCGGTTGCCCTCTTCATCTTCCAACTCCATGCCCTTGAGAAATTCGCGGGTGCGGCGCTTCTGCTCGCGCCACTCGGTCACGCAGCGTTTGCTCGCATACGCCGTTCTCTTTTTGCTGACGTTGCCGAGGGCAATCTGCAAATGCTCGCGCCAGGCAGACGCGATCCGACGCAGCCGCCCGCGCCACCACGCCTCGGAAAACATGCGGATCACCGCCGCGGCAACGTCATCTTTGTCGAAAAACGTCTTCGACACCCGCTCCCAGTGCGGTGGCGACACGTTGAACTGCCGGGCGATCAGCCCGGCGCGCTGATACCAGAAGTACAGCGTCTGGTATTCCCCCATCTCAGCATCCTTAATATTCGCCAGCTCGCCGCGAATAAAGCTGGCGATATCTGCGGCCAGCAGGTCGATATCCGCGCGGGACATATCCGGAAGGCGGTTATAGCGGGCAACCAGTTCGACCATCCGCGAGGCGAGGTATTGCAGAAGCTGAGTGTCGAAATGGCCGTCAAACACGGCCCTGGAGACCTCGTCGTGCAGGCCTGTGCAGGCATAGCGTTCAGAGACCCGCCGCAGACGGGGTAACATCCTTTTGCAGAAGCGGATCAAAAAGGCGTTGGCCTGCGGGCTGCCCCGATGCTGTTCGAGGGCGTCAACCGTGCGCCAGACTTCGAAGCGTACGCAGTCGGGCTGCTGTGAGAGAGCCATTCTTGCCTGCAGCAGCGCCGCGAAAAGGCGATCGCGGCGCTGCTGTTGGGCATGGGTGAGATAAGGGCTGCCTATGGCCGACCGCGGGGCATTCCACGGATAAGCAAATGACGTAGCCAACTTATCCTCCCCGGACGTGTTTATTTTTCATCTCCGCGATCTCCTGGCAGGTGACGCACAGGGCCACGCCGGGCACCGCCATTCGGCGCGCCTCCGGTATCGGCGCCTCGCAGTCCTCGCAGAGGAAACGCGAAGGCGATGCGGGTCGTCTTCGGGCGCGATTAATGTATCGCTCTCTGTCCTCCTGCTCGCGCGCCTGCGCAAGATCGATAAAATCGGCCATCAGTGCAGCTCCTGTGATTCACGCTCGTAGCGGGCCGCCTCGTGGCACAGCAGTTCGGCAACGTCTTCTCCGCTCATGCCGGTTTTATAGATATGGCTCGCCAGCGCCTCCAGGCGCAGGGAGACCGCGAGGGCTCGTGCGCATCGTTCCTCCGTTTTAGCCTCCATCAGCAGGCGCTTCAGTTCTTCACTTCCGATCGGATAAGGGCGGTTTTCACTGTTTCGCATCACGCGTTCTCCATAATTTCAGGCAATAGGGTGCCCGGCGGGTTTACGCCATTAGGTTTTTGGTTGGGTTATATCGGCATGGTCAGCCGTTCAGGAAATAAACTCACAACAGCACGAAAATGGTTCATGGCGTTAATCAGCGCCCGTTTCTCTTCGGTCGTCAGCTCGCTGATATCGCACTCATGACGGGCGACGGGCAATCTCGCCAGGAAAAAGATGGCGGCCAGCGCCCTGCTGTTCTCCTCAAAGCAGGGATCGCGCCTATCGCGCAGCTCGGCCATAAACCGCGCCAGCTCTTTCCCGCTATCGCTCCCGTATCGGGCGCGCAGCTCAGCGACGTGGTTAAGCCCGTTAAGACGCGCTCCCACGCTAAGTGGAACCCTTGCACGGGCAGCTTCTATCGCCATATCTCCCCTCGCGTAAATTCACGCACGCTAATGTGCTGAAAACGGGCACAGCACGGCTTTTTCCGCCGTTTGAGGATTGCGATTTCAGAAGCCATCCTGCATGATTCCCATTTTGATACTGTCTGCAATCATTAGCCTCTGTGTGCCAACGTCTGCCGCTGATTGCCCGAATTTGCAATGATATTAATACCCAAATGAGTATTAGTAAACACCCCAAAGGAATATATTTTGATTTTAGATTCTCAAGTGAATAATGAAGAGTTGCTCGATAGAATCTGTCAGGTATATGGTTTCACGCAGAAAATCCAGCTGGCCCGGCACTTTAATATCGCCGCCAGCTCGCTTCAGAACCGCTACGCGCGCGGTACCATCTCTTATGACTTTGCGGTTCAGTGCGCGCTGGACACCGGCGCGAGCCTTCGCTGGCTGATGACCGGACAAGGTGCGCAGTTTGAAGGTCACCCCGCGCCGGGCGATCCGGTTTCGGTTTCCACATTCACACTCGGTGATGGAAAGCTGGAAGAAAATACCATTTTGAGCATTGACTCTGCTTTCTTTAGCAAACCGCTGGCGCGCGGCATCGCCGTCCGGGCGGAGGGGAAGCTGCACTTTATTGAAAAAGACGCATCGTTAACCGACGGCCTGTGGCTGGTTGAGATTGAAGGCACCGCCAGCATCCGCGACCTAACGCTGCTGCCGGGTAAAAAGCTCCACGTGGCGGGCGGCAAGGTTCCGTTTGAGTGCGGTATCGACGAGATAAAAACGGTGGGCCGAGTGGTGGGGATTTACAGCGAGGTGAGCTGAGGGTGTGCGGGTAATCAAAAACGCATGCTCGCAATAGAAAAAGCCAACCCCGCATTCCTGCGGCGTTGGCCCTGTTTTTAAGGCAGTGATGCCTGCAACAAGTTAAAAGACATAACGCATGCCAGGGGTAAATTCATTAGAGACGATGTGTGCTTTCATCTGTTCGTCTTTGAAACCACGCGTGTTAGTGAGGTTGTTATATCCGCTTTCGATCTTGCCCAGATCGACATACAGGCGTTCAACTGGCGTGTAACTCACACCAGCGCCTAGGCGTAGGTCAGGTTGTTTTGCGTGGTTGAGGCATATTCACGCCGGGCGTTGCACTGCCTGCTGTGAGCTTTATTCACGGGTGGACTGTCGATACCTCCCCCTTAGCGGCAAGTGGCTCACTAATACAGGTTTTATCAACGGCATGCCAGTCAAAATCTGGGTTATGAAGGATTGTATTGTGATTACGCCGCAGCATACGCGTGAGTTATGGGGATGCCTGGAAGGTATGAGCGTGGTGAATATCAATAAAAAGAAAGTGGCGCAGTGGTTAAAGACGTTTCCGGGAGCGCTGAATGATTTGGGGGATGTTCCTGTGATTAAACGGGATAAATGACAGTCAAGAAGAAATCCCGGCGCGGTGGCCGGGTTCTTCTTATGCAGATAAGTTGTTTTTTGCTTGCTCTATCAAAAAGTTAAATTCCTCAAGCTCAAAACTCCAGCTTCTGGCATTTGGACAATTAAATATCTCTATACACATTCCTGCATCTGGTTCATTGGATATTTCTGCTACTTGATCTGTATCTAAATAGATTTCGTAAACCACATTTTCCCGATCTGGTAAGCTCGCTATTTGAGCATGAAGTTTATTTTTCATTTTGGTGGCTCCAAAAAGCCGATAAGTTTTCCTTGAGCGTCATAACGCAGCCCTTGCCCGTTAGACGAGAATATATCCGTTACTTGACCATAGCGACCAGTGTTGCTTTGAATAACGGTTTTATTGGGATCATTCAAAATAGTATCTACTATTTTTTGTCCCTGTTCGTTTATTGCTGTTGGATTCCCCTTCGCTGAAGGGAAAGCACTTCCCGGACGACTTCCATGCTTTTGTAGCGCTCTTCCGGCCAGAGTTAAATCACCTTTTTTAGAGGCTGGATCTGTATATCTTGCTCCGTCTGATAGCTCATCAACTGACCACTTACCAATCTTGTCAGTACTATTTGATGGCGCATTATCTCGTCCATTCTCCTCATCCTGCGGCTCCCAGCCGCCCGGCGTGCCCGCACCCGCACCGCCCAGCTCTGCCTTCTCACCATCCGTCAGATCCTTGCCGATATTCGGTTTCGAAGCACTCCCTGAACCGTACTTATCCTGCAACGAATTGAGATACTTACTGGTGATCTCATCATTACCCATCATTTCAAGGGTAACAAGATGATCCAGTTCATCAGCAGTCAGCTTGTCGGCAAGTGTTTTCGCCACGGCGCCAGTAATACCGGCTTTGACCCCGATTTCCAGCAACTGCTCTGCGACCTTCGTCCGGCAGGGCGCAGCAACCGCGCAACCTCTGGCAACCAGTGCCAGCGAGTTATTCTCCGCCGCATTCTTCCCTGCCTGCCCCCCGGCCACCGCCGAACCCGTACTGTCTCCAGCAAGCCCGCCAGCCATCCCGGCCGATATCGTTGCCAGTGCACTAACCGTCTGCTTCTGCTCTTCGCTCAGCTTCGATAAATCTTTGACGTCAGGGTACAGCATACCCGCTATCGCCTTCGCCGCAAGTTCACTGGTCGCCGCGCCTGCAGCACCCGCTGCCACACTGTTCCCCTGCAGCGCCGCAACCGCGCCGCCCAGGATGGCATGCGCCACCACCGCAGCCTCATCGCTCAGCCCGGAACCATGTCCGATATAGTTTGCCAGCTCCGGCGCCGAGGCCCCCGCCAGCGCTGCCTTCAGGTCGCTGCCCGCCAGCCCCTGAAGCGCGGCCGTCGCCGCCTGGATACCCCGCTGCAGGTCGCTGCCCGTGCCATATTTCGCCGTCGTGGTCTTGTACGCATCGGTCCCGCGCAGGGCATCCTGATAGGCCTTTTTCAGTGCGTCGCTGGCATCCGCGTCCGGCTCAGTCACGCCCTCTTTCGCCAGCGCATCCCGCGCTGCCTTCAGCCCTTCTGTCTCTCCATAAGTGTTCGCAATATCCACCGCCTGCGAGCCAATCTCACCAATCAGCTGCACTTCCTGCAGGCGCTGCTGCTCCTTCTCCTTGTCAAATATCGGACTGATGCTGCCGTTCGCATGCTCCGCATCGCGGCTCAGGTCAGCCACATCCTGCTTCTGGCTCTCCTTATCGCGGACGGTGATGTTACCCTCACCCACCGCCGCCTGCGTAGTGCCTTCCGCATGACCGCTGCTGTCCGCTGCCGATACCACGCCGCCCGGCAGGTTGCCCTTGAATGCGTCGCCGCCAAAGTCACCGCCGCCGCTGAGGCTTATACCGCTGTGGCTGACCTTATAATCCGCCTCGTTGTGGATATCCCGGAAGCCCAGCGTGCCCGTATCGAGACTGTTTTTGTCCGCCGTCGCCGTCGAGGCAATCACCGCACCATCAAGCTGCGTGTGCCGTCCCACCGTCACATCAAAGCCGCCGGGTTCGTAACAACCTCATGATAAAACGATCCCGGCTCACTGGTCGGGATCAACGACGATTAATAAAAATCTGGGTCTACCAGATCTTCTTTTTTCAGAACCTTGAGGAAGCGTTTGTAGGCAGTTTCATCTCGCTCTAATATATCGTCTAATAAAGACTCTTTAATTAAAGCCCAGTGATAAAGACCATTTATGTGGGTTGAAAAATACTCAAATTTACCATGTAGCGTAGAATCCACTATCTCGACATTTTTCGAATTATAAGAGAGCAACCCTCCATAATTCTTGGGAAACCCTAAGAATAGCGTCTCATCTCTAAGCCAATAAATAGCAAACACATTTATTACTGTTCCATCTCTCTCTTTTATTTTCATTTAATCAGCCCTTTAATATTTTCTATTACATCTGCCGGGTAAGGGTTAGCTCTTTGCGGGGTATCAATTTTCATATCATAGGCTTTATCAGTATTATAGTTGTACTGATAATGAATAGTGATTGATTCTCCCTTGGCATTTTTCTGGACTACCTGCATTTTTTGGAATCCTGCACTTGCAGGGAAACGTGGATCTTTGTTCATCCCAGGTAATATTTGACCGCCTGCTGGATTTTCCTGCACTTGTTTCCATACAATTTGTTCATTCAAATCCCTCGGTGCTGTAAATTGTTTACCTGGTTTCGCCGCTGAGATCTTCTCAGCAGCACTGATCAGTATCTTGTTATCAATGACCTTCGCGGCTTTACCCGCCAGTGATAAAGCTTTTTCCGCCGGGATCGACGTCAGCAGAGCCAGCGCATAATCCTTCGCTTCTTCCGCCGTAAGCAACGCCATCACGGTATCTGAGCCTGGGTTATTACTCAGGATAGCCTTGAATATCAGCACTTTCCGGTAAATCACCACGCACTATATCTGTCAGTCCGGCCTGTACCTGTTCCGGTGAAAGATTATTGTCCTGAGCATATTTAACCCAGGATGTTGCCGACTGGGCCGAATCCGCAAGACCTTCACCGAAGTCATTCGGGCTAAGTGCATTCGATTCCGCCGCATTCTTCCCGCCAACCCTCCGGCCATCTCCGCCGATATTGTCGCCAGCGTGCTGACCGTCTGCTTCAGCTCCTCACTCAGGTCACTGACCGCTTTACCCGGGTACATAGCCGCCCGGCAGGTTGCCCTTGAATGCGTTGCCGCCCTGGCTGGGGTTAACCCTTACTTAATAA